CCAACTGTATGGCAGTAATTACTGTGGCACTGGTTGGTGCAGAAGTGAAAAGTAATGTTTCACCCGATGTTGTGTAATCAGTTCCATAGATTTGGAAAGTCGAATTCACAAACACAATCATGTTTGTACCATTTCCAACCGATGGAGGACGTGTCATTGTGAAATTTGTGGTGGAACCGTCACCAGTAAATGAATCACTATGTGGAGAAGAAAGTGCCTGAGTTGGAACCAGCAGCTGTCTGCCCATGTATGTTATAAAAACACGACCATTGGCATCAACTGGTTCTGAGAAATTGATGGTTCCTTGTCCAGCAGTTGTGTATGCTGAATAAGAATATTCAGGCTCCTGAATAATACCATCAAGAGACACCAGAATCTGAGTTGAAGAGGAAACTTGATAGTCTAGATCAAATGTTGTAGTGGATCCATCTCCAATAATAACTTGTCTTTGAAATATTCCGTATGCAGGAGATGCACCTAAATAACTACTTTCCATTTACAGTTGTTCCATAATAGATTGTGTTTCTTTTTATAATTCTTGCAAAATATTTATCATGTCATCCATAAGATGCAGCAGCAGGACCCCTTCTTGCTGTTCCTGCGGTACCTTCAGAACCTATAATGCTTCCAGTGTTATCAAATCTTGTTATGTTGTCAAAGACTGTAGATGCTGGTCCTTCTCCAAATCCAAAGATTGCCTTATCACCACCATAGGTTGCAGCAGCAAGGTATCTTCTTGCCGTTCCTGCATTTCCTTCAGAACCTATAATGCTTCCAGTGTTATCAAATCTTGTTATGGTGTTTAAATCAGAACCATTATCTCCAAATCCAAAGATAGCCTTGTCTCTACCATAGGATGCAGCAGCAAGAGCATATCTTCCCGTTCCTGCTGTTGTTTCTGGACTTACAAAAGTTCCAGTGTTATCAAACCTTGTTATGGTGTTTACATATGATGAACCATTACGTCCGAATCCAAAAATTGCCTTGTCTCCACCATAACTTGCTGCTGCTAGCCCATACCTTGTTGTTCCAGCAGTGTCTTCATTACCTATTTGAGATCCAGTGTTGTCAAATTTGGTTATGGTGTTGTAGGAGGTGTTGTTGAAATCACCAAATCCAAAGATTGCCTTATCGACACCATAGGTTGCAGCAGCAAGAGCATATCTTGCGGTTCCTGCATTTCCTTCTGAACCTGTAATGCTTCCAGTGTTATCAAATCTTGTTATGGTGTTTACATATGTAGTTGTATATCCAAATCCAAAGATTGCCTTATCGACACCATAGGATGCAGCAGCAAGATACCATCTTTCGGTTCCTGCTGTTGTTTCTGGACTTATAAAATTTCCAGTGTTATCAAATCTTGTTATGGTGTTTACATATGTAGTTGTAAATCCAAATCCAAAGATTGCATTTGTACCACTGAATGCTAACCCTGTCCAGTTCTGGCCTTGAATATATTTTGATGTATTTCTTAATTTCCAAATTCCATCTGATGATGTAATATTAGGGAAGAATGCCATTTTTATTTTCCTCTAATTATACTATCAATTTCGGAAACTTTTCTTTCACTGCTAAACAAGCATCAATATATTCTTGAACTTGATCATTATCACCTTTAACAATACCATCCATGTACAAATCAACTGATGGATAATTATCTTTTCTCATTTTATTCCAAACATAATTAACTAATTCTTTTGTCAATTTTTGTCCAGTATCACAAGGATATGCTACATTATAAACATATGGTATGTTTTCAATATCAAGTAATACTAATTCTGGATATTCTGTTTTTGAAAATACAACATATGAAGAAGCATCTTTATTTTGTCCAATAATGTAAACATCAGAAACACCTGTTGGATTTTCAATATCACCAAAAAGTGTAGCCATATCTTCTGAAGAAAGTGTATAAAGTTTCACTCTAAAAACTCCTTATCGTTTGTAAGTAATGGAAGACCTTCTTTAAGTTCTATTTTGTTGGAAGGATCTGTGTTTGGTTGAAGAACTTTTAGGTCTTCTGGTATAATACCCACTGATTTAAGCGCATTCCATGTATATGGATTATTCATTGCATTTCTAATCTTGGAAGCACTGGGTCTTCCGTTTGCAATTATTTCACTCTGAATATCTTTAGCAATCATTGCTGTATATTCATTTGCAGAATTTAATTCAATCATTTCATCATCTGTATAACCTGGAAGTCTTGTAGGTTCTACAATATCATATAATTCTTTAAGAAGTTTTTCAAGAACTTCTACTTCTTTTTTACATAATTCAATTGCTTCTTTTTCAGTTTCTTGGTTTGATTCTATTTCATATATATCAAGTTCTAGCTGTAATATTTTATGCTTGGGTTCATTATTTTCTATCGCATATTGATGTTCTGCTTTTTTTATTTCATATTTTAATTGAGACATTCTTTCGGTAGCAAGTGCTCGCTTTCTATCAGAAAGAAATCCTTTGATTGTTTTAAGTCTCTCCCAAGGTGTATCACCTAGTACAACATAACGATAATTAAATTCAGTGTTTAATCTTGTAGCCATAATTCCTTCAAATTATAAATTGTTTATAATATTATTTATCATGTCATCCACAGGATGCAGCAGCAAGAGCATTTCTTGCTGTTCCTGCGGTTTCTTCTGAACCCACATAGGTTCCAATGTTGTTGAACCTTGTTATGGTGTTTACATTAGAACCAACATCTCCAAATCCAAAGATAGCCTTGTCTCCACCATAGGATGCAGCAGCAAGAGCATTTCTTGCTGTTCCTGCTGTTGTTTCTGGACTCACAAAAGTTCCAGTGTTATCAAATTTTGTTATGGTGTTTAAAACTGAACCAGTAATTCCATATCCAAAGATTGCCTTATCGCCACCATAAGATGCAGCAGCAAGACTCCTTCTTGCTGTTCCTGCATTTTCTTGTGAACCTACATAGGTTCCAGTGTTATCAAACCTTGTTATGATGTCTAGGTTTTCAGTTTTATATCCAAATCCAAAGATTGCCTTATCACCACCATAGGATGCAGCAGCAAGTGCATATCTTGCTGTTCCTGCTGTTGTTTCTGGACTCACAAAAGTTCCAGTGTTATCAAATTTTGTTATGGTGTCAAACCATGAAGTTGTATATCCAAATCCAAAGATTGCCTTGTCTCCACCATAGGTTGCAGCAGCAAGATACGGTCTTGCTGTTCCTGCTGTTGTTTCTGGACTCACAAAAGTTCCAGTGTTATCAAATTTTGTTATGGTGTTTAGATTTGTTGTGCCACTTACTCCAAATCCAAAGATTGCCTTGTCTCCACCATAAGATGCAGCAGCAAGAGCATTTCTTGCTGTTCCTGCATTATACTCTGAACCCACATAGGTTCCAGTGTTATCAAATCTTGTTATGATGTTTAAAGCTGAACTTGTATATCCAAATCCAAAGATTGCATTTATTGTGACTGGCCAGTTCTGGCCTTGATTTGCTCTTTCTACTTCCTGCATATTCCAGATAAAGGAAGCGTTTGTTATATTGGGAAATTGTGCCATATTAGTTGTTTCCTTTATCCATAAGATGCAGCAGCAAGTTCCCTTCTTTCTGTTCCTGCATTTTCTTGTGAACCCACATAGGTTCCAGTGTTATCAAATCTTGTTATGGTGTTTACATTTTCAGTTGTATATCCAAATCCAAAGATTGCCTTGTCACCACCATAGGTTGCAGCAGCAAGATTCCTTCTTGCGGTTCCTGCTGATTCTTCTGAACCTACATAGGTTCCAGTGTTATCAAATCTTGTTATGGTGTTTACATTTGATGAACCATTATATCCAAATCCAAAGATTGCCTTGTCTCCACCATAGGATGCAGCAGCAAGATACCTTCTTGCTGTTCCTGCACTTTCTTCTGAACCTACATAGGTTCCAGTGTTATCAAATCTTGTTATGGTGTCTACAATTGATGAACCATTATATCCAAATCCAAAGATTGCCTTGTCTCCACCATAGGATGCAGCAGCATGTCCAGTTCTTGCTGTTCCTGCTGATTCTTCTGAACCTACATAGGTTCCAGTGCTATCAAATCTTGTTATGGTGTTTACAGCTGCAGTTGTATATCCAAATCCAAAGATTGCCTTGTCTCCACCATAGGATGCAGCAGCAAGTCCGTTTCTTGCTGTTCCTGCACTTTCTTCTGAACCCACATAGGTTCCAGTGTTGTCAAACCTTGTTATGGTGTCTACAGTTGAACCATTATATCCAAATCCAAAGATTGCCTTGTCTCCACCATAGGATGCAGCAGCAAGTCCGTTTCTTGCTGTTCCTGCATTTTCTTCTGAACCTACATAGGTTCCAGTGTTATCAAATCTTGTTATGGTGTCTAGAACTGAACCAATTTCTCCATATCCAAAGATTGCATTTGTACCACTGAATACTGTTCCAATCCAGTTCTGACCCATAATTTCATTGCGTATCTCCATCAAACTCCATCTTCCTGTGGAGTTTGATGTTGAAGGGAAATATGACATTTTAATTACTCACTAATTTCTTCGTATGAACAAGTAACCTCAATATCTCCGTCTTCTGATGCTGTACAATAAAGTGACCTATCTTCTTCTAAATAAATAGAAGTATTTTTGTCAAGAACTACAACTGTAGCATCAGCAGGAACAGTCACAGTAGTACAAATATCACGATTAGTTCCAGAAGAAGCAGTTGCTTCTTCCCATAGTGTAACGGTAATGGTTGCTGAATTTGAACCATCAATGTTTGCAGCCATAATCGTATTAATTTTTAATACTTTTCCACTGCTTGCTGCATTAGAAACTAATTGTGTGCCATTTGTAGCAGTAGCAGTTTTTTGTGCTGCAATCTGTACAGTTTTCCCATAAATGCTTGCGACATTTACAATATTTGGTGCTGCCATTTTATTTTATCCTTTTATTTTTATTAACCAAAAACCATTGCCATCGCAATAGATTTACCTGTTGTTGCTAAAGTTGATGTATTAGGAATATCAGAAGTTAATGCTATTGTTCCTGTTTCTGCTGGTAATGTCAAAGTCACATTTCCACTAATACTGAGATTAGCGTGATTAGCAGATTTTATTGCTACAAAATGTGAATTGTTTGATTCACAATACAATCTCACTTCACTTACTTGTGTATTGTCATTTTTAAAATCAACAACTCCTGTTCCATTTGGTTGGAATGTAATATTTCCGTTTGAAGCAGTAACAATAGAATTTCCATTTACATCAAGATTGCCACCAAGCACAGGACTTGTATCTGCTTGCACATTGGCAATACCTGTATCAGTGTCATTCACAAATGAAAGATTTCCACTTCCATCTGTTCTTATAACTTGATTTGGTGTACCATCAGCAGTAGGAAGTGTAAATGTAACATTGGATGAAACTGCACCTGATTGAAGAGTTGTAGAAAATGTATTTGCAGCATTGTTCAAAGCCAATGCACCTGCAACTGTACTTCCATCACCTTTCATAGTAACAGTATCACCTGCTGCCAATTCTCCTAGACTGGTAACAACATTACCATTTTTGATTGCTTTTACTAATTCTACATTTGCCATTTTAGTTTACCTTATATTCTATTTCTGTTACTCCATCAGCAAGCAAGAAAGGAACTACACCTGCTTTCAAACATATGGGTGAAAAATTGCCATTGGACAAATAGAATGGCAATGCTGATAGATAAATTGTTTGAACTGTTGAATTTGCTAAAGTGAATGCGCCTTCAAATCCACCGCCAATACTACCCCATTCAGAACCATCATATCCTTCAAAGGAACTTTCATCTGTATTGAACCGAAACATTCCTGCTTCTGCAACTGGAATAGTAGACCTTTGTGCAGTTGTTCCGTTTGGTATTTTGACGTATTGACCTTCAAATTCTAGATTATATGCTTGGTCAGTAACGTACGGATAACCTATGTATGACATTTTAGTTTACACCTTCTAGAATTGATGCTATCACATCAACAGTTGCTGCTGTTGCATACACTCTAACTTGATCGCCACCATTTAAAACTATTTTTTGTCCAGAAACTACTTTCATTGTAGATCCAGCTGGAATTGGAGCATTTTTCACAATATGATATGATGTTGTTAAATCATTGTCATACATAAGAACAGAAGCAGAAACTGCGCTTGTTCCAGTGTTTGCAACATCCAATTCAATTAAAATAGAATTAACATCGACAGATCCATCATTTGATGTATAAATTGTAGTTGGTGATGCGCTATTGGTACTTACGCCACTTACACCAGCATTTTTAAAATTATTTGCCATTCTACTATCTTTCCTTTATAGTTCTATTTATATAAGACTCTAACTTAAAGCTACAGAAATTGCAATAGAAAAACTTTCTGTAGCAACAGGTTCTTGTGTCTGAATAAAAATATTTCCAGAAGCAACAACATCACCACCAACATATAAATTTTCTGCAATTCCTGCACCACCAGAAACAACCAAAGCGCCTGAAGTTGTATTTGTTGCTCCTGTTGTTCCTTGTAAAAATGAATTCCTTGTTACATATAAATCTTGTCCAGCTGTTATATCTAAAGTTGAAGAAATGTTTCCTGCAGAAAACGCATCACCAGTTAAAGAATCAATTGTAAATTTGTTTGTAGCAATTGCAAAATTACCATCAATTCCAGTATCACCTGTAACATCTAATGTGCCAGCAATTGCTGTATTACCTGTTGAAACATTAACAGTAAAAGTTTCTGCTGCAGCAGCACCAATTAATAAATCAGTGCCATCAAAACGAAAGTTTGCATCATCTTCTAATTCACTATTAGTTCCAGCAATAACAATTCTATTATCAGACAAATCGCTTACAATGGCAGTGCTTAAAACTACTTCTCCAACACCATCTGGTGTCAAATTAATATTGCCATCAGTATCAGTTGATATGATTGTATTACCATTAATGTTAATATTGCCTACATCTAAAATTCCAGATATTGTAACATCATCATCTATTTCAATCGTTCCACCAACACTATTAAGTTTTAAATTTCCAGATGTTGTGTCAATTGTGTTGTCATCAGTAATTGCAATTTGAATATTATCAGTAGTAAGACCTGTAAAATAACCATTTCCAAAAACAACATCTCCAGAAGTTCCAGAAAATACTTCACCAGTATTAGAAGCATTTGGAATAAACGTGAATTTTCCAGAACTATCATCAAATCCAAAAAATCCTATTTTTGCAGTAGTAGTAAGTCCATCATACCATTGAAATTCAATACCACGATCTTTATTATCAGCTGAAGTAGGTGCGGTTTCTCCACCTAATGTAAATACAGGATCTTCTACTGTTGTTACTGTGCTTCTAACTGTGGTAGTTACCCCATTAACAGTTAAATCACCATCAACAGTTAAATCTCCTCCGACTGATGTATTACCAGAAGCAACTGTAACTCTAAATGTCTCATTTCCTGCTGGACCTATGTCAAAATTGGTAGCGTCAAATCTAAAGTTTTCATCATCTTCTAGTTCGCCAGAAGCTCCAGAAATAACAATTCTATTATCTGTTAAATCTTCTACATTAGCACTAGCTAGAGTTGCTTGTGTTGTTACGAAAAGATTTCTCCATCCTTTTAATGAAGAACCTATATCAAATGTATTTGTAGAATCAGGAATTATGGAACTGATTAGTTCAGCCCCAAGATTTATCGTATCGGTATCTTGATCACCAATGGTAATATTACCTTCTAGAGTTAAATTACCTGTAACATGAACATCTGATTGGAAAGTAATATCGCCTGTAAATTGATGAGTACCATCAATTATTTTATTAACATCATCAATTAATTCTAAAACTGTATCTTCTGTTGTTACATGAACATTAGATCCAGAAGGGATACTTCCAGTAATTCCGCTATTAAAATCTCCTAAATCATCAGATAAATTATTAAATTCTACACGCCATTGCTCAAAAGTAAAATTTGGTGTTGCGTTACGATTAGCCATTATTTTTATCCAATAATTTTAAAAGCATAGATTTAATTTCGCACATTTCATTTTTTATATTATTTATTTCTACTATAGCATTTTTCATATCATCATTATCCCTTTTTCTTTGTTTTGCTCTAGATATATAATCATGATATCCAGTAGAATCTGTATTTAATATTGCTCTTGAATTTGAATCTCTTATTAAAGAAGAAGATCCTTCTACTTTTAAATAATTACTCATAATGCTAATGCAATTGCCCTTAAATCAGTTATTCTAGGAGGATATGCAGGATTATTACCCTTCATTACAATCTTTATTTGAAATGATGTAAATTCTTGTAAACCATCTGCAGAAAATCTATATTCTGAAAAATCTTTTTTATAATTTTCATTATAAGGAGATTGTGATCTATCTTCACTAAATGGTGGAGAATTTAAAGCATCAAATTTTACAAAAGGAATTTCAATCAATAATCTGCTATCTTCTGGACCTTTCGTTTTGTGATAAACTTCTACTGATGAAGAAGAAAATATTGATGCAGACAATCTCAAATCAATAGCTGTTGATGGGTTGCTTAACAAAATCTCCTTTGTAATATATTTAGCTGCTGCGCTTCCGCCTTGTCCTGCAGTTTCATCAACAAATGTATCCAATGGATCGCTTAGATTTGCAGAAGGAATATTAATTCTATTACTGATAGCAAACAAATTTGTTCTTTTTGTATCAATAACAGGTGAGAGATTTTTGTTAAATGATACCAAAGAAATTCTATACAATAAAGATTTATTACCACTCAAATAAATTTCTTCATTTACATCAGATAACACTGTACGATTAGTTGTGAAATAAAAATTATCATTTGGAACAATGGAGCTATATGATGATTCTAATACATAAGGATTTTCAATACCATCAATAGATCTAGCAGATGTTGTTCTTATTAAATGATTTACCTTGGTACTATCATATACCATTTCTCCAATTTGTGGCTGCAAAATTTGGAAATTAATATCTTCTGTAGCAGTAACTTGTGATGTTCCTATTGCACCTGTTGCAGTTGCAGCTGCAGCTGGATTATTTACCAAATTAAGCTTAATGGTATAAGAATCAAGTGTTACGTTATCAACATCATAATATCCATTAGGAACTCCATTAACTTCATAATCAGAATTAATAGCAGCACCATCAATACCATTATAATCAACACCTACTTCAAATCCAGTAATATAAACTTTACTAGGCTTGGCAGAATTCATTCCATGATTTTTATGTATCACCTTTAAGATACTAGGATTCTCTCCAAAATAAGTTCCATTCCCAGCAGTATCATTTGTAAATACTGAAATATTATTCAATTTATAAACTGGATTAGAAACATTTTGGAAATCAACATTACCGAAAGTAGATTGAGTAAAGCTGGCATTATACAAAGTAAACGTCAAATCTTCATATTGATCTTCTGTCCAAAGAGTAGAATTTTGTGATCTAAAAAATGAACCTAAAAGTGGTTGCTGAGTAATTCTATCTGTTGTTCCAATTTTATTTTGCCCTAATCTTGATACCCAAACTTCATATTCTTGACTATCTGGACGAAGAACTATAGCATATTCTTTATTTGGTTGTAGATAAACAGGACTTGGGAATGATACAGTTGTAACAGCTGTAGCATCTTCAGAAACATTAATATCTGAAGGATTAACCACTACTCTACTAAATGGGAGAATAGTTGTAGTAGGTCTTCCAGTAAGAGTAGATGTCATATAAATTTCAATAGGAATTGTTGAATCTTTTTTCCTGAAATATAAATCCACCTTTGTTACAAAACAACCGCCAGATTTATCAACAAAAAATGTTTGAGCTAAAGGATCTCTGTAAACCCATCGTTCTAAAGTTGTAATTCGATTATTAGTTTGATTTACCTGAGATTGTATATTATTATTTTGTTGAGCCAATGAATTAATTTGATTCTGGAAAGCTGTACCTTGAGCTGCTACTTGTGCTCCAACATTAGCAACCATACCTTCTAAATTATTTACATCTGCTTGTACACTGGTAACAGCAGAACTTACATCAGAAAGTGCTGCACCTTGAATAGCAACAGTATTTTGCACATTTCCGACCAAAGTAGACAATGCTCCAATATCTCCTTGAGCATCGGATAATTGTGATGCTAAATTTTCTGCATTTACAGTATTGGCTTGGATTGCTGCAGCATTTGCATTAATTGCTGCAGCATTTGCAGCAGCTGCAGCATTTAAATTATTAATATTTGCAGCATTTAAATTAATTGAATCTCTATTTCTGTTAGTAGCATCTTGTATATTTGATATGCTATTCAAAATAGCATTAGCTGATGCATTAACACTAACATTATCAATAGTTGTTCTAGATTGAGTTTCTGTAGACGATCTTGTCGTAATTACAGGGACTCTAGTAGATTGCACTGATTGTTCATTTGTTGTCAACAACCCTCTTGCTGTATATGTAGCTTCAGCAAATGTTGTAATTTCATCATTTGTAACAGCACTTGCCAGAGAGTTATTTTGTGAGCTTGTTAATCTAAAAACTCTATCACCAGTTCTAAATCTAACTGTATCAGTATTAGGTATAGCAAATGTTCCCGTAATTTCGCCAGAATTATTTGTTATTAAATCACCACCTAAAGTTCCTCCTGTAGGTGTGCAGTATGCTGAAACATCTATATTATCAAAAAAAGCATAAACTCTTGTATTTGGTTTTAATCTTGCACCTCTAAAATTAATCGTTCTTTCACGAATAAACGTAATAAAAGAAGTATCAATAACTTTATCACCAAATGAACTACTTTGTACTGTGCTTCCTGTAAGTTCTCTAGTGCTACCAGTTCTTGTAGATGTTTCTGTTGATCTAGAAATAACAGTATTTACATCAAGTTGCCCAGAAAATGGATTTGTTGTCGAAGAACCGCTCCAAGAAGTTTGCCAATCATTCCAAACTGTTCCTAATGTATTGTTTACAGAAAAGTCTGAAAATGTATCAAATAAATTATTGTTGTTAACAATCAAATCTGGTCTTCTATTAACATCTCTCCATTCATCAATATCTGGGTCCAAAAATATTGTTCCAACATATTGAAACACCATATATGGATTACAGTTTACACTTTTAGAAGCAAATAAATTTTCTGCTAATTTCTCATGTGTGTATGGAAGTGTTATTAAATCGCCAGTTTTAGCATAACCTAATCTATTTCTTCCTTCATCAGTGGTTTGTGTTTCTTCTAATTCAATAAGTTGCTGAGAAAAAGATGGTCTCAATTCAGATTCTACCATATCAATTGAGCATAAATTGTCTATAGATGTTACGTCAGAAATATTATGCCCTTTAAAAGAATCCACCAAAATACCATTTTTAAATCTATCTAATCCAGAAGAATCAGGAATTTGAGTATTAATAGCACTTTGTTCTAGTAAAGAAAGCTGTGTATAATATTCTAAATTTTTAATTCTTTGCTCTAATTTTCCAATATCACGCATTGTAAATCTGCGATTATCTACTGGAGTTATTTTAATATCAGATGTTTTAAATGTATATGGAGGCAAATATAAATGATACAATGGCATCATATCAGAAACAATTTCTGGCTTCTGTGGATCTAGTGAGGCTTCGCCTCTTGCAATTTTAAATTGACCATGAATATTCATTCCTATTGTATCAACTCTAGCAATATAATATTCTAAATCACAAATAAAATCACTTCCAGGTTTTGGAACTTCTACAGCAGATGCAGTGTTATTTGTAAAATCTTTAGCATTAGATGCATCACCATCATAACCAATAACATTAGAATTATCAGAAACTCTTGGCCTAAAATCAATACAATCTCTTAAATATAATTTACCCTTTGTAACACTATTAAATACAGGAATTTCAGAATAATCAATATCACCAGTATAACTATCAACAGAAAAATGGCTTCCTGATCCATGCGTAAAATAATCAAAATTAACTCTTAAACTACCAGTAATTGCTGTAGCACTTGGTTTTTTTATAATTCTTCCCAAATCATAAAAACTTTCTCTTTGTCCATCATCTAATATAAACCTATCTGTAACATCAATATCGGTATTTGTAGCATTAGACCCAAATCCATTTGCCATATAAATTGAATTTATTCTAAATACATCAGCCTTTCCTAAACTAATAACATTAGAAGTAGCATTTTCTAAAGCTGTAATATTTAAATCTACATTAACTAATGCTTTAGTTTTTTCTGTTGCAGTATTTTTAGTAATAGTAGCAACAAATTTTACCTGCAACCCTCCATAATCAGAACCCAAATTTACAGTAACGCTAGTGTTAGAAGGATTATAACTTAATAATCCAGATAAATCTACTATATCACCAGAATAATCATTAGCTGTTGATATAATAGAAAGCATAAAATCAGTAGCAGAAAAAGAATCAAACTGTTCATCAGCTAGTGCAGTAAAGGTAGCAGAACCTCCTGCAGTTAAAGTTTGTGAATATGTTCTTCTTATTTTATGAGAAGTATCTACTAAATTATCATTATCATCAGTCTTTAATGTTTTTACTACATTTTGGGGAAGTTTAAATATAGGACATGCATATTCTGTTCCAGATAAAACAGCTTCATTATTTGAATTTAACACAACATCAGCAGTAAATGGAACATTTCCGCTCATGTATATTTGTTTTATATCTTTTATGGAATAATTATTAACAGCTGTTGTTTGGAATCTATTTCCTTCATCATCTTCTACTGTTTCATCAACTTGGAATGATCCAGAAACATTAGAAAGAATAAAAGTTCCTGGATTTGTGGCTGAAGTAGTTGTATTACTTTCAATAATTCCAGTTGCACCAGATGATATTCCAATAAGTTTTTTACCAGGATTTAATGTATAAGCTGGAGAATTTGCTAAAAAAGTAGGCGCACCAACTATTACATGCGTAAAGAATTTAATATCAAACATACCTAATTTATAAATGTCAGTATGTTGTTTAACTTCTATAGTATCTGTATTAGATGGAGTAGCAGTAACAAAAGTTAAAGTTGTTCCGCTAACAGTATAATCAGTAGTTTCAGATTGCAATGTTCCATTTATTTTTACAGTCAAATCGAAACCATCAGTTACAGAAGAACCTAAAGTATAAGTTGATCCTCCATCTCCATTTCCAGTAAATAAAGAAGTTCCGCCTATAGTTCCAGATTGATATTCATAAAATCTAGATTTTGCTCTTCCTATTTCATTATAAGAAGTTCCAGAACCAGTATTCGCAACACTTCTTGTTTCAGTAGCTTCTTTATATAATATTAATTCTCTGTACGCTTCTACATTTGTTGCATTTCCTAAATCAGGAGTGCCATAAGAATTAGTGACAGTTAAACTATTATCAATATTCAATCTTGTATATGAATTGTTTTGTACAAGAATTTCTCTGGCTTTTGATAATGTTATAAATTTTGGATTTGTCAATTCACATCGATAACCTTTGACATAAGCTGTTCCGCCAGACATTTGTATTGATAGCAATGCTTCTGATTGTTCTTGTGTAAAAACAGTTTCATATTTTTGATTACTATCAGCAAAATAAACACCTCTATTTGTACCTGAATTTAAATGCTCTCTTATATCAATATCAAAGTTTTTAACAACATAATTTCCCGACTCATCATAAGTTCTATCAGCAAGAGTATCCTCTAAAATATTATATTCAGATTTATTGAGTACAGTTTCTTCAACCCCATTAACCATTTCAATCAATTGTACAAAATCTGTAAGATTACTATCATCTAATTCTTTTTTAACTAATGTAACAGAAATAGAATATCTGTCTGCTCCTGGAGCATTTAAATTTGATGTTCCAGTTGCATTATCATTTAATGATGCATCATTAAATGAATTTAAAAAAGACTGTTGTACTAAAAATCCAACTTTATAAGAAGGGAAACTAAAATACTTTTCTAAAATCAAAGTTTGTTTATTATTTCTTACAAAATATCCATTTATAAAATAAACACCTTCTTCAATTTCTACGCTAGAACCTCTACCACAAACCAAAAGAAAATCATTAAGATGCTGCGCTTCAACTTGACATGCTATCGTAGTATTATTAGAAGAAACACCAATCAAAACTTCATCTTGTTCAAATCTGTTCACTCTTTCGTTTGAATCATCTTCAACATCGGATTGTTTTTTATATTGAACAAATATAGTAGCTGGATCAACACCTTCTGCTTCTACTGCATTTACAATAGTGGCTTCTATTCCAGTAACCATTCCTCTTACAACAGAACCAATTAAATCTGTAACTGTACTTGTTGTAAAACTTCTTAACCTCACATATTCATATTCTCTATTAATTGTAATAGATCCAGGAATAACCATAGAACCATCTTTAAAAATATGCTCGCCCAAATGTGTTACTTGTTGTTGCAAGATACTTTGTATTTGAGTAAGTTCTCTAGCTTGAACTGAATAAGATGGTTTAAATAAAATTTTATAGAAATTTTTATTTACATCAAAATCATCATTATATGGTTCTATGTTAAAATTAGTCAGTGCCATTATTGATTTTCCGTTAGTTTATAATATTTATTTAAAATTCAATAGTGATTTTAATATCTTCAGATTGATCTGCTGCTCTGGAAATTGGTCTACGATTTTCCAAATATATTATGTTCCCAGAATCTGGTTGCAATTCAGGATATGCATATCCATTAGAGAATACAATAGTATTCCCTCCACTTAATGAAATAGAAACCTCTAAAGTAGTGTCAATGGTTCCTGTTGCCCCTGAATCTCCTGATACTATATTGTCTCCAGAAAATGCAACATAATTATAATTACTTGTTATACCATAATCATAATGTCTTTCTTGAACAAAATATAATATTTTATTTGTTCTGTCCCATTCAACAACTCTTCCTACTGCACCTGTTGTGGCTTGAGTAATTTTTTCATCCACAGCAAAATCTTGTGTACTAATAGCATCAAAATGAATTGCATATGTTTGTCTTCTAGTGGATTCAGTTGATATCGTGCTATCATTGTAATTTAAAGGATTAACAACAATTCCTAATTGTCTAAAATCATTTTCTACCGTAATATCATCTCCTTCAAATTGATTTAATTTAATATTCATTAAAACATAATGAGCTCCCAATTCAGAAACTACATCATATCCATGTCCACCATTTGGAGAAATAATTGGTTTAACTATAGCTTCTAATGAAGGTGTTCCTGCTGAAATAGATACTTGATTAGAAAGGTTAGTATCATCATAAACATCATTTAAATTAATATATCCGTATGTATATCCAGAATTAATTACTGTAATAGATTCGTCAATAACTCCGGAATTTAAAGAAGAACTAGGACCAAATGGTTGAATAACACCATTTGCTGATACAACAATTCTAGCAACAGCACCAACTCCATCACCCTGTATTCTTGTATAATAAATTCCTTCTGTATAACCACTTCCACCATTTACAACATCAATAACATTTATTTTTCCAGAATCAGAAGGATTATTTCTATCGACAGGAACAGGAATAAAATTAGTTGTTAAAAATTTATCTATTTCAGATGCTGTCATTGTATACAAATATTTTATTAAATAATTTCCAGAAAAAAATGGTTCAACATCTTCATCTGACGGTTCTGTTGTTTCTGTATGGGGATTTCCATTATCATTATATAAAACTTTATAAACTCTATAGGCAGAAGTCATAAAATAAAAATCTGATTCCCACAAATTATCATAACCATTTGTAGACAAATTTCCGGTAGGATCTAATGATGATGGACCTCTCAAATCATTTCTATACATATCATAAGTAGCACCAGTTGTCCAATTTTTTCTATGCACCACATGAGTTATATCAGTAGATGAAATTCTTTTGGCAGCAATCATAGAATCCCAAGCATAATTCTCAGATGTAACATCATCTTGTGCCAATGGAGGTAAATTATCATTAACTGAATTGGTTATTCCGTAATTGTCACCATCGATATATGATGTTGTTTTCCCGATGAAAAAATAATAAAACGAATTTAATGAATTACCCTCATCTGATCCTGTCTCATTAAAACTCTCATAAAATTGTTTAGCATTATGGAGTCTAAATTTTTCTGTAATAATGGCGGACATAAGTATTACCTTTACTTGTCATTTTTAAAATTATTTATTTGATTTCTAAACAATCTCTTTTTAACTTATTAAAGAAATTTCTGCTGGTGGAGGCACATTAACACTGGTAGAATATGCACTATCTGGTATTATATCATAGTCACTTTGTATATAACCTGATCCATCTTCTAAGGTTACAAATTCTTCATCATCCATTATTATATAGAAATAATCAGAAACATCAACTATTCTATAATTAGAAAATTGATTTATGGTATAGTAATCACCATCAACAACAGAACTTCCAGAAACTGTTCTAAACATTGTTCTTGCATTTTTAGACAATCTTTCCGTATCATTTATTTGCGGAATAGAAAATGCATATATCGGCAAATTAGCCAAAGAATTTGGCTTTCTTTTTGTATATAATTTAGGAGTATTATATGGATTAATTTGTACATGACTATGTAATGTTAATTCTCTTTTAGGCTTCTCAAAAAGAATTTTGCCAAAATCTTCATATACGATATTTTCTCCACTTTCTGACAAAATAAAATCATATCTTAATTGAGTTGGAGTATTTCTTCCTAGATTAGGATCCGTGTTTAAAATTCCTTGATAAACAGTTCCCAACCTTCTTCCAAAAACTTTACCCAAAATAATAGGAGAAAATGTAGATTTTAATAATATTTTATCAGAAATACTATTAGAAACAAATTCTTCTAAAACAACAGCACCAAAAACATTCCATCCTGATGGATGAATAGTCAACTTTAATAAATTTCTCCAATTATTAATAGATTCACTTGTTTTTATTTGATATGAAAAATCTTGATAAAAATAACTATCTTGTATTTTAACATAATCAGAAGATATTTTACTTCTTTCAGAAATAAATTTTCCTGAAGTCTGAGCTACACTTCCCAACGCAGATGTAATAGAAGCAGAATTATCTACATAAATGTATAATTGAGCACCAGAATTAGTAGTAATAATATCACCAACATTAAATGTATCATCACTATTCAATGTCAAAAGATTTAATGAAGAATTATAACTAACAATAGTTCCTGTATGCGACGTCAATGTATCATTAGATAAAACATTTCCTGCAATAATTTTTATTAAAAACTTTTTATATAAAGTTACAGATGGAACAGATGAAAAATCTAGTCCATGATTAATAACTTTTACATTTTGTATTTCTCCAATTCTTGGTTCATTTATTGATGCTGCAATAATTTTAGCACCTGTCCCATTAGTTGGATTGTCAACTGTACCTACTGTAATTATGGGAAGACTTGTATAGCCATTTCCTTTATTTGAAAGCAGTACTTTAGTTATTTCTCCTGCTTCATCAGGAACACCCAAATTTGTAAATGTAAATGGTTCTATTATTACTTCATCACTACCTGCAAGCAATAATTTATTTGGAGAATATTCTGTGGAATCTTCTAAAATAATTGATCCACCAACAATTAAAACTCTACCTTCTGCTCCAGAACCATTAGTATATGTTTCATCAAAACTTAATTCATCTCCAATCTCATAATCTTTTCCACCTTCTACAATTATCGCTTGATCTACCTTACCAAATCCTATATTAAAAATTGATGCTGTAGCTTCATCTAAACCAATATTTTCAATTTGAAAATAATCATCAAGTGTATAACTTGATCCTTTATTTTCAATATTAACATTTTTAACAATATTTTTAATTTCTCCTGTTAATAATGCATCATTAACAGGATCAATACAAAATACTTGTGAGCTTTGTTCAAAATCACCTACAATTTTATATTTCTCTAATTTTATTTCAGTAACAATATTATTACTTCTTATTAAATTAACAACGCTAGAAATATAAGCACTAGATATTTCGTTTCCAAAACTATCAACAGAATATATTTTTTGTCCAATACAATTAGAAAATCTGGAAGAATCACTAGTGATAATTCTCATTATTGTATCATATTCCCATTGACCATCAGAGCATTTTAATATTTTTTGATTGGGGAAATCTGTTTCTGCAGTAGTATTAAAAAAAGCATTAAAGAATACTTTATTAGCTTCTGTTGTGCCCTTTAAAGAATTTATTTCTTTAATTTTTTTAATTACTAATTTTTCATCTATTCCTAATTCTGCAAAATTAGGATAATTTTTGAAATAGTCCTTTTTAATTTCATCAAATAAAATATCTAATGTAAAATCTACATCATAATAATTCTCGTAATTAAAAATAGAGGATAAAGGATTTGGTTTGTAATCAACTATAGTAGAAGAAGAATTTGATATGGAACCTACAACAGTCTCACCTATAATAAAACTATTATCAGTTGTAATGTATAAAACTTTATTTCTATTAAAATCATTAACTAAAATTTTAGCAACCGCACCAGATTGAGATCCAACAATATTTTCATTAACAACAAAATCTTTACTAGATGTTTCTAATAAAATAAAATTATTATCTTCATTAATTATATGTTCTGGTGCTAAATATTTTTCTTCCAGTATAAAGTCATTATTTCCAGATAATGTAATTATAGAAGATTCTAAAAAAAGATAATATTTTTTTAGAAATTCTAAGAAAACTGGATGATGCTCCTGAATAAAACTAGGAGTTTGATTAGATATAACAGAAGATATTCTATTTGCTAATTTATTTCTGCTAATTGACATTAATTATCCGATTTAAACTTCTATAAAAGAATCTTGTTTTGTTATATTAAAAGATGAAAACAAACCTAAAGGATTTTCTGAAACAGTATTTACTAGCAAATCTGAAATTCCTGTTACTTCTATATTCAACATATCTACTGTTAAAATTTGTTGTCTGACGGAATATATGTCTGTATCATTTGGAACAGCAATCAATCTAATACTTCCATCTGTATTAGAAGTAGATGTAACAATTAATGAATTAATAATTATTTTACCACTGCTATAATCAACAGTTCCTAAATTGTTGTTTATATATATTTTTTGATCATTTAAAATGTAATATAATCTAAGATTTCCTGCACCATCATCATCAATATAAAAATTTTGAGTATATCCTTCTATAGTAAATTTTGTTGATGTTATTATAGATTCATGTCCTGTATGAGGATTAAATATAGGATTATAAAAATTAATTACATATTGTTTCTCAGCTGAAATAATAGGTGTGAAACTTTTTGACATATTAAATTTAACACTACTAGAAGTAATAAAAGAATCTGAACTATTAATAATATTTGTTAAATTTGTATATCGTAAAAATGAATCAAATTTTTCTAAATCAGTAACTGCATAGTTTTTAATACTATTCTTTATCAATGTTGATATATCATCTGGTGTTTTGGTAGAACCAACTTCATCATATTTAAAACGAACCTTCATGAACAATGATACAATTTCTGGATCCACTATTATCTGTGATGTGGAAGCAATCGTATATGGTTTTAATAAATTGATCAATTGATTTTTTTGCGTTTCTGTCAAACTATTTGCACTGTAAGGTTTAATTGCTATATAAACTCTTCCATAATTTGGAATTTCATTATCTTCTCCACCCCAAACTTTTATAGAACTTGTATTTGTATAAATTTTAGGAATTATTGTTTTATAATCATTTACAGTTACTGCTCTATTTTGTGTTGACAAATATAATGGAGCATATCTTTTAATCGAATCTATAGATTCTGCGACATCACCTCCCAATGCCTCACTTACAGTTGTAATGGTAATATCATTGGTGCCACTAATGTTTCCTTGGATACTAAAAATAGAAGCCTTATTAGCAGCATCTTCATTAGTAACAATATAATCCATATTTACAATGTTACCATTTTGAATTGATGAACCAAATGTTCCATCTCCAAAAAATATTTCATATGTTTGATCTTCAACTTCATTTAAAAAATATATTTTGCTATTACTATCAATATTAGAAATTGATTTAGAAAGTATATAAGAATTTGTAGTAGTATCAGAAGAAGAATTTTGAACGGTAACTTTCAATGTTTCCGTATCAACTTTATTACTTAATATCAAAAATCTTTGTTCTGCATTTGATGTATCAACAGTATACTGAGTAGTTACAAGTGTGCCTTCATATATTGGAATATTTAAAAATTCTAAAACTCCCAATGTTCTTACTGCTGTATAATCTGATATTGTAACAAATGTATATTCAACTTCATCAACTGTTGTTGTAAATAATGTTCCTTTTTCTAATACTGCTTGAGAAATATTTAAATCATTAACAACAATGTTAATATAAGCAACTGGAGATCTAGATGATCTGGGAGTATAACCTAATGTTTTTGCATGTGATATTACTGATGATCGTAAACTGGCTCGATTTAAAAAAGATTCGTTTACTGCCATATTTAAATTATATGCCAGATAATGAGTATTGTATGCCAACAAATCCATCAAAACATTCATTCCAGAACCTTCCAAATCATAATCCGAAAATTCAGACTGTCCCTTTAAAAAAGTTTTAAAATTATTTTTAATATTGTCAAAGTCTAATTCTGTGACTTGAAGTTTTTTTGTAGTTGCCATTCTGTCAACTTCTTTCTAAAATAGTTTCTAAAGTTATTAATTCTGATTTATAATTGGCAATATAAAATTCTATAGTTATTTTTAATTCATTGTTATCAGAATTATCTTCCACATCTACTGATACTAAATCAACTCTTGGTTCATATACCTTTATCGTTGCTTCTATTCTGTTTTTAATAATATCTGAAACGAATGGCGAAAAAGGCTCAAACAAAAATTCACGAATTCCAGAATAAATTTCCGGATGAAAAGGTTTATCAAATTGATTAAGAAAAACTAAATTTCTTACACTTCTTTTGATAGCTTCAACATCATATAAAATTTGAATATCTTTTTTAACAGGATGCGCAAGAAAGTTTAAATTTAAATCTTTATAAATTTTTAAACTTCTTTCAGATAAATTAGTAGATTGAGCATCTATGTAGGGATTTGAAACTGCCATTTAAAATTCTCCTACAATTATTTATATCATTACAACCATGTATCTAACATTGTATGTTTATTCAATTCTTCAACTTTATCTTCATAATAAAATTCTTCACCAGTTTCTCTGTCTATTTCGCCAATAATAATTCCATTAATACAACTGGCCATGAATTCTGCATTTTCATATGACATCGCACGAATCAATCCACCATAACGATTTACATTATAAAGGTCTTGAAATACAACTATGTATTGTGTTCTGTTATCTCTTTTTCTTATTCTTCTTTTTGTTGCCATTTAGCCTCCAGCAAATACGTTTCCTGATCCAGATAATATAACTGCACCACAAGCATATGTATCGCCTTGTCTTCCTATATTTTTTCCATTCGCAAAAACTGTTCCACTAAATGATGCAAGTGGAGGTGAATGTACTGCACAATCACATGGAAAAGTGTGAGGTTCTACAGCATCACCTGCTCTTACAACACCTATACTATTAGCAAACACGTTACCTGAACCTGCTAATGTTCCAACTACAATTGGATCTACATCACATGCGCAATTATCTTTTGGGTCAGCATCTCCAACTGCTGGATGAACAGTATTTACTGGTTCCGTTCCGTCTTTTCTTGCTACTGGTGGCATTATTTACATTCCAATCCACAAGGATTTACTTCATCACATGTACAATTATCACCGCATTTACAATTTTTACATTTACATTTTGGATTATTACACATATCTTTTCCTTAGTTTAGATTAATAATTCCTGCATCCATATCAATTTCTGGACCAGATGTTATTGTTATTTTTCCACTAGCATTTGTTGTTTGTGTTGAATTATATGTTTCAGAAACTGCGCCACCAACTGTTTCACTTCTTGTAGAAGAAACATTTGTGGAGTGACTGCTGCTATATGTTTCTTTTACATAATCTGTAACTTCTTGTTCCATCCACCCTTTAATAATTTCCTTCTTGTTTCCATCGACTTGTATATCCCAATCACCTTTAATGTATGTCTTACAATTTGAATCAATAGTTAAATTTACATCACCTTTGACATTTATAAAATCTGTTCCTGCAACAATTGTATAATTATTACCAACTATTCTGGTAACTGAATTACCATCAGCATCCCATTCTTGAAAAGTGCCAGTACGATGTTTTCTATACATTCGTTCAGCATATGGTGTATCATCTATTTCAACGATATGCCCTGATTCTGATTCATACACTCGATTATATGGATATTCAGTCTGTCTTCTTTTATAAGTTGGTGTGCGATCTTCTAAAGTTTCTGGATTCTTTCCGGATGCTTCTTCTCCCCTTAAAGAAACGTCAAGTGCTTTTGGCTCATTCCAAGATGATGCAGCTGCACTTGTATTGACTGAATCTTTATATGTTCCTGAGAAATCTTCTGTTCCTGATTTTACTATTCCTTGAGATAATGCTGTAGGAACACCAAGAGTTGCAGCTGCATCTCTTTCTGCGATTTCCTCATGTGGTGTAGTTCTTCCTCTGGCTAATCGAGAGGTATCTTGTTCACCAACACGAGTTGGATATGGTCCGTAATCAGGAGTATTTTTGTATTTTCCGATCTGAGGATCAGGAGCACTAGGTGAGTTCGGATCCGAAAATCCTTTTGCAGGATTTGGTCCAGAGGAAGGATATCCTGGAATAGTGCCAATAACAACAGGCTCTTGCATGGATTGAGGATCTCGCCAGAAACCCATTACCCACATTCCAGGAGTCAAATTGTGGACTGCTCCATATGGAGCAGTTGGAGGAAGAATTACATGAGCCCATGGAAGATCATCAGTGGCTATTTTTTGAAGATCATCAGTATGATAACCTAAACATCGTACTCGAACACGACCAATTAGATCTGGATCATCTCGATCTTCAACAACACCAATCCACCAAACAAATCCATCTCGACCCATGAAATAAGAATAGTTGTCCATAAAAACTCCGACTTATGAACAACTATTTATATTGACTATTACAAAGCAGCAACCTTTTTGAAAATGTCAAGAACATCATCAATGGTCAGCCAACCTTTAACAGTATCACCTTCATCAGTAATTCCATTAACAGAAACCATGTTTCCATCTGGTCCAAACAATCCTATTTCGAACCTTCCCTGCTTATGTCCATATGACATGTTGTTTCGAATGACAGATACACAATATCCATTATCAAATTCCTTTTGCCTTCTGACTGTCATATTGTCTGGCAACATTTGATCTTCAGAAGTTGGTAATTCTGTTCCTAACAAATCTAGATTTTCCATAATGCGTTCATTTTTGGTGTAGTGGCTTCTTCGTTTGGAATGTTTCAAAACCCCAAATCGATTCTCCATCTCTCGCCATGCAGCGACAGGCAGATCCTCATATTCGGTTGGTGGTAGAGCTTTGTTTCGAATCCCATACTCATCATTCATCGCACGAAGTGCAGACTTGTATCGAGGATGACGAATCATCTTTTTCAGTGCTCTCGGGTCTCGGTAGGTTCTTGACATCGGTAGTCTCCAAAAAGTTTTGAGAACTAATGATTATGAATATATTTTATATTATAAAAATAAAAATGTCAAGTATTTTTTGGATGGTACGGGATGGAGGAGTTGAACCTCATTGGCACCGCCACTCTGTTTTGCCGCATGCTTATAAGACATGTGAATGGAACATCCCGCATGCGTCTTATTGTATTATATTGCTATTGTAACCAAACTCGTATTGTTTGATTTCAATATCCATCATTCTTTCTGCAGCAAATTTTTTATTAGAAAGTGCCAGAATACTGGGCATATAGTGCGGATTACTTTTAACACCTTTAAGTGCATCTTGTTTTCCACACCAATATGGTGTTCCTTTAGTAGTCAACACATCTTCAATCTTCATGATTACCCTTGTCTGTTTGTTGCTCTTTCAATTTTTCTATCCAACAATTGTTGTAATAGAATGGTATGCTCATTAAATACATTCTTCATATCACCAAGAATCTTATTTGAGTCCATAAGCAATTCTCTCAATGCTTTATCAGATTCTGTGTCTTTATCCATCCATAGTTTTCTTTCTACTTCATGTCTCTCCGTCAAAAACTTAATATACCAAAAACATGCGATTAGTGCTGCTAGTGTACCACCAACGTCCACTAGAGATTGAATCATTTCAGTATCCATTTAATGGGTACTCCTTTATTTTACCTTCGCATAGTTGCTAGGTCTTTTGCTACAGTATTATTTATAACAGGAACAAGATTGGATTTATGCATCACACCAATTCCTGTTATCAAATCACCTGTATATTCTCTTTTTGGTTTCGTTTTCGTTTCAATTGAAACTTTTCCCAATGAATTCATAGAAGATACCTGTTGTTCCTTTTTTCGGAACACAGGCTCTTCTACGATAGAAACATTTCTAGTTTTTGAAGAAACAACCTTTCCATAACGATATGCTATGAACTCATCAAATGATTTCTGAAGAAAATGACAATGAAGCTGTCGCATTTCTTTATTATATTTCTTGTGCTCAATTCTCAATTTGTCAAGATCTTTTTGTGAAAACTTTTTCATAATATAACTCTCACTATTCAGGTTCGTTGCAAAGAATACCTATCATTAATATCTACAATCTCTCCAACACGCATGTTTCTAACTTCTGGTTTTACTTCGTCATCATATCGATATATTTTACCAACATAATAATTCTCATGACTATGATCAATCAACCAATACTGTTTACGAATTCTACCATTGATATCATCAATAGATCCTACTGCTGCTGGCATCATCGGACAACTCCAAGAAAAAAAGTTAAGAAAGAACTAGAAACTCATATTTAGAGTACCCTTCAAACGTGACATTTCAAGAGTCTTGTCAATCTTCTCTGCAAACAGATTCTCATATGCATTCCAATCATAACGATTCCTTGCCCTTTCTAGTCGCATGTTTAGAGTTTGAATCTGCTCTTGCAATTCCTTGACTTTTTTAATAGTGATATCTTGACTCATTTTAGAAATCCTAATGGAATGAATTGTTTTTTCTCGATTTTGCCATACTGAATGACAAACCGATCAAGTCCGGAGAGATCATCTATTTCGATAATTTTGGCAGGAAACCCAATCTTGGGTTTGATTTGATTAGCTTCATATTCGGTGAGGATGGAGGCAGAACGAGGCAAGTCTTCCAGAATCATAATGAACTCCTGAGGGAGAGTGATTAATGAAGAAAAATATATTATACTAAATTTATTCTAAAATGTCAAGTAAAAAATTAATCCCATTTGACTGGAGTCCAGCCCATTTCTTCTAGAACCAAAACAATGTGTGGTGTAAGCACACCTTCTTGTACATATCCTTCTCCGTTGTCTATTGCATCCACGATTCCGCTGCAATACCAATCTAGATAATCACCTTCTTCTCGAATCTTGGAAATAATCTCTCCTGCATAGCGCCATGAACAACTCCAGAGTTTCTCCAAATTCTCTTCCTCTTTATGCTTCCATCTCATGTTACAGAGTGCTGCATAAAGATTCTGAGCAAACACATGATCATGTTTGGCATGATCACAGAGTGTTACATTACGATACAAGTCCATCTCTAAACTACGCATTTTTATTTCTTGAATCCTTCTAGGAAATTAGGAAGAAGTCGGTATGCCATGTCACCAGAAATAAACTCAACAGGAAATGGGAATCCAGCTTTCTTCTGAACTTCATCCCAACTTGGTTCTTCGAAACCATCCTCAAATCGATCCTCATCAGGAATCTTGGCAAACCAATTCACAAACTCGTCATAGTATTCATCATCAACATATACCTTGACAATTTCAAAATTACCCATCACCAATTCGTCATACTCATCTGCAACAAAGTTCCAGCTTTTACTCTGTTTCTTAGCCCAGTTGATATACATGCTGGCAAATACTTTGCTGTGCTTCTTGAGAATCTTCTCAGTTCCATCAATATACTTCTTGATAAAATCACGCTTGACATTTGGTGGCACATTTGGTGTATCAATTGCTCGATCAACATATGATTCTACAGGAATGCTTTTCTTGCCAACAGCCAACAACTTCTTGGTGAGACTGTTTCGAAACTTCTTGAGATCCTCCCACATGCTCTTGTATTCAGGACTTCGCATGACTCCTTTATAGTCATAGCTATGTGCCAGTTCGGTATCTGGTCCAAGATCAACCAGTCTTCGTCCCTGCTTGTCAACAATGCTCATGATGTCCATGCTTGCCCCTGCATAGACATTTCCTCGGAGAATCGAATAGACTCCTCCACCTCCCCAGACTCCAGAAGCCAATCGTCCTTCCTCGTCTGTTGTATAAACAGATATCTGTTTGGCTTTCTTCTTCTGTATCTTTATCAGCTTCTCAAGATTCTCAGCACTGCTTGCATGAATCCCATAGGTGACTACAGACCCAACAACTCGTTCAATCATCGATGGAACCAATGATAGTTGGTATCTTCGATCCTCGTCTGGAATCAGATACCTATAGTTGATGACCTCCGGATTAGTTCTCTCTGCCTTCAGAATTGCTCGAGTCAACAGCTGTTCATTCTTGATCTGACTATACTCTAGTGTAAAGAGATGATCAAACAGACTTTTTGTCCATTGAACTTCTTCTTTGATTAAAAAAGATTTAAAAGTTTCCATACATTTATTTAGCTAAACAGTGAGAAAAATCTCTCTGTTTCTTTTGCCAACTCCTCTGCCTGAACTTCGTATTTCTCCATTGCCCAACTATTGCGTGAAAGAAATCTTGCAGGATTTCCTACGTATGTCATTCCAGGTTCGATCCGACTGCTCTTGGTGACAATAGTCCCCATGCCAACCATGCTATAGCTTCCCACCACACCATACTGATGCACCATTGCTCCCATTCCCAGATTGGCATACTTCATGACATGCGAATGACCAGCCAGCCGAACTCCGCTTGATATCGTAACCCCATCCTCGAGAATACTGTCATGTGCCACATAGCTTCCACTCATTAGAAATCCTCCATTCCCGATCACAGTGGGTGTCACCAATCCACTATGAATGACCACATTCTCTCGCACAATTATGTTTGATGCCAGAATGACTCCTTCTTCACCAATTCTGGTTCGATGCTCAGCATTCTGACCAATACAACTTCCTGCTCCGATCTCCACATTGTCTCCCAGAATCACATTCCCTGAAAGCACAGCATATGGTCCAATCTTTATATGATTCCCCTCAAATACAATCTCGCCCTCTAATACTGCTGTCTGATGTATGTCGATACTCATATCCAATGTTCCAATAACTCTTTCTCTACATTTGGTGGTTTCGGATTCCCATGAAAGTATACAATCCGAGCATTAATCTTCCGATGAATATCATTCTTACTCCAATGTGCCTTGTAGCTCTGAATCTGATTAGGGAATATTCTATTTAGCTTTGTACATTCTTCTCCGACTGTCTTACGAAGAAATGCCATCTCGCTGACTGCTCCATTGTACATCAGATCATTCTTGGCAAACAATCGATTCCGATTCTCCCACAGATGCCAGAGTCTTCCCACACATCTCTGAGAATACATTCCAATCCCATTACAGATCATGCCTTTTGCGAAAGGATCATCCAGCAGTCCACAGTCTCCATTCCATTCCAGAATAGAATCAATATTTCCCTTGACGATTGTATCCAATCCCAACACCATTCGACTTCCTGAACAGATCTCTGGTCGCAATGTCTCCATCATAGGACTCCAACCATCAATCTTTTCCTCAATCATTACAGGAATGACTCGTTCTCGGAATGAATAGTCGGATCGATCGACAAGACAATAGAAATGATTTCGCTGTCTGCTGTTTCGTTCAATCCCTGCCACCAGTCTGTCTACCCAGACAGGTGAATACCCTGCCTCTGCTGAATAGGCTGGTGTGCCATTTCTGTTTGTATATAATACCATGAAGATGTTCATGACTCTTTATCATCAAATAGATTACTCCAGATACGAAGTTTTTCTTTTTTGTATGCAGCCCTGTTCTCAAGTTCTTTTTGTGTGGTGATACCAGCATCAATTAGTAGTTGTAACATGCAATAGACATCACCAGCCTCATTGACAAACTTCTGTCGCTGATCTTCTTCTATCTCATGCTGATAGGAATACCTTCTTAGAATCTTGGAACATCGTTGGGTAAGCTCACCACATTCTTCTGCGGTGATGAGCATTAGTTGTTGTAGTTTATTTAATGGGTTCATAGTACTGTAAGGGAAGTTATGTCATAGATTTTGGGGGGAGGGGTATGATGATGTTTCATTGAGATAATGTTTCATTGAGATGATCGAGATGATGTTTCATTGAGATGATCGAGATGATGTTTCGAGATGTTTCGAGATAGTTCGAACTTCCATTATTGCATTTATAGCTTACAATTGCATCTGACATTTTTGGGGGAACAGTCCCCAACTGTCAAGTTTTAAATTGGAGTGTAGCAATCTTTACTCCATTCCAATATTCGAATCTAGACTGGTATACTCCACTAGAATATTCTAGTGAATCTGCCTACACTAGAACTAGAGATTGGAGTGTAGCAATCTTTACTCCACTAGAATATTCTAGTGAGAACAGATTAATCTCTGGTCGAGAATTCTAGTGTAGCAATCTTTACTCCACTAGAATATTGGAGTGAAAGCTGCTACACTCCAATCTCTAGTATGCCTTTCGCATGCGATCCACCAATTCCATTTCCATCAGCTGCTCAGGATTCATGCGATGTTCGCTGTAGTTTCTTCGCACCTGCTCCTTGACAAAGTCCACCTGCTTCTTGGCAGGTCGAGAAATAGCTTTGAACTGATATTGTGCTTTGATCTCTTCCATGACCATGGTGCGCTTCTCAGTTTGAAGGATTGACAATTTGATTATACCATACAGGATCAGCATCACGCAGGATTGCCAATGGTGCCTGTCGGCTATCCAGCTTCTCAAAGTATTCTGCTGGAGTATGATTAGCGATAAGCTGCTTGACGAATTTTGCTTTGGTGACTGGACCACGATGCTTGAATCGAGCCACAAATTTGCGTTTGCCATTCAGCATGTAGTAGAGGAATCCAGCAGAGGTAACAAACAGGTCTTTTGCAAACATTGGGTTCTCCTAGAGAGTAGTCGTCATCAATCGTATGATTCTATTCTACAGAAATGTTTTCAAAATGTCAAGCACTTTTTGCATTGAGAATTCGATAGCCTTGAAGCTCTGTGCCATCAGATCTGGCATCCATTCTCATGATCTCCTCTGCCTTGGACTTGGACATCTTGGGTAATGTCATCATGTAGTCTCTGCCATTGGTATACCAGACATGGTAATCAACAGCCAGTTTCGGTGGTGTCTTGCGAGCCATGTTCGAATCCTATTAGAAAATGTTTCAATCAAATTCAACACTGCTATTCTCTTACATCTCAGAGAAAAAGTCAAGCATTTTTTGAACACTCTCCAGCCTCACTAGCGGTCGATTTACAGATCTTGAGCTATGGCATTCGCAAAATAAAATCGACCGCTAGTGAGGCTGGAGAGTGTCGAGAGAGGGAGTGGAGTCTAGAATGCTTCACTCCTCCATAGGAGTAGAGTGTGGGCTGGTATGCTCCACTAGAAAATTTGGGTGAAGCAGCCTACACTCCTCTGTTCTAGTGGAGAGAGAACTGGTATACTCCACTCCAATATTGGAGTGTAGCAATCTTTACTCCACCAGAAAATTGGAGTGAGAACAGATTAATCTCTG